GATAATGGTCAGTATCCACGACTCTCATCATGGTATCTGCCCAAGAGGTTGGCCAACCACAGTCAGGTGGTCTATGGTCCAAGTTCTTTTTAGCGACTTCAAGTATTTCACTAGCATGTTGATTATATTTTGCCTCTCCATGCAAAGATAATTCTCTCAGTGCTATAACTGTCTTCTCCTTGGTAATTGGATCAGCATCAGTTTTCTTTGTCCAGTCGAGTTCATTTATGATTGTAACCATGGATATAGGAGCTACCCATCTATCTATAGTTTTCTCATATCTGAAACCCCTTTTAAGGAAATTAACTTCGTAAATTCTTCTATTAGCTACAATAGATTCCATCTTACTCTCATTTGTGTAAGTTAAACCTATAGCCTTCATGAGGTGTGTCAATGTGAGTTCATTAAACACACCACGATACTTCGAGTTTACCGAAAATATATTGTCATCCCCTAAAGCGCATAAGTAAACGTTCTTGTTGAAATCATTGGGATCTAAGTCTGCATGCACCCAGCAATACCTAAAAGCAATATTGTTGTACATAGTATTCACAATAGCTGTTAAAGGATTACCACTAGGTAGTGAACTATACCAAAAATATAACTTGTCATCGTGGATATGTCTCGAGGAAGTGATTTCCGCCCACAAAAGTGTACGTATCCTATTATCTTCTTCGTTTGCTGGCCCATACCACATGTTAATTAAGGCTAGAACACAGTTCAAAACTTGAACCTGTTGTGAACAATCAAAAGCAGAGAAATCACCTGCACCAATACAAGGCGTTTCACTCCCTTCTTCTGCATGTTTTAACAACTTAGTAGCCAACGTGTTCCAATCAGCTGAATATGGATTAATTCCAATAGCAGAACCTACCTGTAGATTCATATGTGTAAATTCATCCATAAAAGCCCCAAAATACATTCTAAACATAACCAACATAATGAAGGGTGAACCACTAAACATACGTGTTTTACCTTGGCTAACTTTCTCGTAAGGTCTAATCTCATCTTTAA